TCCTTATCCCCGTTACCTGCACCATCTTCTACATAACCTTCTGCTCTTACATAATTATTGTAATCGTTTTCGTTATGATCTGTTTTTGATGGTAGGTAGTTTACACCACCTTTATTAAATTTTGGAATGGCAGTTGCTAGGCCACCTTGGTTTGCATAAAACATATCTGAACGAATAGTATCATCCATTGAAGGTTGAGTATTTTGTGCAGGTACAAACGCACCTTCTAATTTACCAGATTGTTCTTCGTATGCTTTTTTATAATCTTCTGGAGCGTAACCTTTTATACCACCTTCATCATCACCTCCTCCAGCTAATAATGGAAGTAAAGTTGAAGCAGTAATTAATTTAGATCCAGTGTCCATTCCTAGAAAACCAGAACCTTCTTTTGTAGCCGCAGCTATCTGTTCTTTTGTGGCTCCTTTTCCTAAAGTTTTTGCTGCCGCTTCACTGGTTACAGCTTTTTGTCCTAGTAAACCTTTAATACCACTAAACGGTGAACCTGTTCCAATCTTACCTAACATACCAGTTGGTCCTCCTAGCGCACCTCCAGCTGTAGCTGTGCCTAATGCGTATGCTCCACCACCTAATAGAGCTGCATCTCTCAATGCTCTCTTTGTTGATTTACCTCGAAGTTTTTGTACGCCAAATGTGGCTAGTGCTATTGTAAATGGGTCCATAGTCTAATTAATTAATTAAGACAATATTACCATTTTACTTGGTTGGTTTCAACTCATCAGCAAAGCGTCCCTCATATTGATGCTCACCTATATGTACAATAGTATCACCAATATAGGCATAACATTTGCCTCCTATATCCTTCCATAGCTTACAGAAAGAGAAGTCCTCTCCTAGGTAAGTCTTGGTCTCAGGGTCGTGAATCGTGTCAAAAAAATTCCACATATTTGGCTTATTAATATATTCCCCATTAATAACGGTCTTTTGTACGATAGCTTTTTCTGGATAAGCTTTAATCATTTTATCTATGACTGATCTTTTAATTAACATGCATCCCGTTGGACTATGAGTTACTTCCATAACCCCCTTATCTAACTTTATATCCTTATCATCCTCTACTCTAATAGGATAAGTATTAAAGGATTTTTTAAGATCATTCATTGTTTTAATTTTATTATCTTTAATATTATCCATTGCTTTGTCCCACATCATTGTTTTAAGGGGATAAGGAATTGATATAATATCTTTATCTTTTTCAATCATTTTAATAATAGATTCTGCATGAAAATAAATATCTGAATCAATAAATAACATGTGAGTAAAATTAGATTCGATAAATCCTGACACACATAAGTTTCTTCCTTGAGTTACTAAAGAAGACTTCATTAATTGAAATGTAATTTGTATATTTTTTTTAAAGGTTAGTTTTTGTAATTCTAATAATGCTTGAGTGTAATGAATTGAACACTCACTATGTACAGGAGTTGCTACAAAAATAGAGTAGGGTTTTGTATCACCACTTGTATTATTTTTCCACAAAGGGGTGATTGATTTGTCAAATGGTTTTGAGTCTATTTTTAATTCTTTTAAAGTTTGGTAAGTATCTTTATTTATTGTTTCTTTCACTAATGGCTCCTTTCAAAAAGCTTGTCCATTCCATTCCTTTTTTCTTCCAACTATAAAATCTTTTATAAAACTTTTGTTGTTCTTCTAAATGATCTTGTATAAAATCTTCATGTAAATAACTTGCTGCAACTTCTATAGTAGCTATAGCCATACTTTCATAATTTGTAGAATAATTTACGTATACAGGCCATTCTGCACATGTTTCATACAATGCTCCAAAGTTATTTGTAATTACATGTACACCAGAAGCTAATGCCTCTAAAGCTGAAGCACATGAAGTTTCTTCAAATATAGATGGGTATACAAACATATCATAGCTAGGCATTACCTCTCTTATATATTCATTAGGCTTATAACCAATATAATTTACATTAGATAATTTTTCTGCTTGTTCATATAAAGGTTTAAATTGTTCGTCATTTTGTTTTTTAAATTCATCTCCATAGACTTGAGTAGAACTGTATACATCTAACATAATATTAGGGTTTTTTATTTCTTGCATTGCACGAAGAACAATATTTAATCCTCTCCAAGGTGTGCAGTGATGTATAATTTTTATTGGGTCACCCTTTTTGTATATTTTTCTTTTAGGAAATTTTTCAATACCATTTTTAATAACAATACATTTTTCAGTTGGCACATCAAAAAAGTACCTAAATTTTTCATAGTTCCAATGACTATTAAATACATACCAATCATATTCATTGTGTCTTGATTTATCACTAAAGAATTTTTGTAAGTTAGGTTGATCCCAAGAATTTTTTTGCCAAAGAATATTTAATTTATTCGGATCAATCGGAACCTTACCTGGTATAGATGTACATATTTGAACTTGATCTAAAAGATCTTTAGAGACATGCTTATGAAGCATCTCCATTTGGATTTCGGTTGCGCCTCGAGGTTGCATTATTTTTTTGTGGCAGCTCCCATAGTAACTTTAGTAACTTTAATTTCAAGGTCTTGTCTAAAGTCATTAACAGTAGTGTCAGTATTGGGGTCAGCAACATCATTATCAAAATCAACTTTACTAGCATATACTTTACCAGTCCTCTTGTGTTTAATAATTTCTTTTGCCTCTGCTGGTATTTTAATTATATCACTCATTTTTGTCTCCGTCCTTGTCTATTGTATTTTTTATTATTTTGCAACTTCTTTTTTTTATTAGGGCTCTTACAATGTCTTCTTGGTCTTTTTCTAGGCTTGTCCCTTTCAACAAAGTCTTTAAATTTTCTAGCCATTTTCCTGTGATCTATCTATCAAAGCATAGCTAACAGATCCTGTAATTTGATTAGCAGTATCTGCTTGCACTTTTAAAACATCACTAGCTTCTAGATTTAAACTTGAACTAACCATGTTTGTAAAACTTTTATTTAATTGAGCATGACTAATCTCTACATCTGACCCACCAGATTTTTGTAAAAAAGCATCAACATCCACATTTGATGCAGCCTGATGACTAGCTTGAAGAGCTTTTACTATAATAGTTGCATCTGATGGACACGTTAAAATAGTAGTCACATTAGTTGTAGTTAAATCGAATGTTTCGCTTTTATATCTTATTGTCATTGCATAAAGTAATTAAACGAATCTTGTTCGTTTTTCAAGTCTTGTTGATAAGAAGTATTTAATTGATTTTCAACAGTAGCTAAAGCTTGGTTAATTTGTCTAAAGCCTTCTGTGGTATATTCTACAGGTGGCTCAGGTACATATACATTAATCTTAGCCATTATCTTCTACCATCTGGATTAACGTCTGCTCTAAATGTACCAAATCTCCAAGTCTCATTTACTGCAGTGTTTTGTATTTTAATATTTGCAAGTCTTCCTCTAGCTCTAGTGTCAATTTTTTCTGTTGAAGAGTTTATAGTAAAAGGACCAAGTTGTGAAGATGCTCCTGAATCAATAGGAAAATTTTTTAAAAATATAGTTACTATTGCATTACCTTGAAGATTTTTAAAATCGGGTAAGAATCTACTTAGTCGTAGCATATATTGACCATCACCTTCTATAGGTAAATCAAAATCTCCTGATTGTATGTATGCAGGTATTGCAGTTTCTGTGCCGTTTAAAGCTATTTCATTATTACCTACTTCATGAGCATAGTAAGTAGTTGAACCAAAAGTATTTGTTGCTCCACTTATGTTTGAAATTGTTGGTATAGCAGTTGAGTTGTATTCTGTTGCATAAGGTACGTCATATGTACTCGCATCTGCATAAGAACTTCTAGCAAGTGTCATAGTAGACCAAGTATTTTCTACATAATTATAAACTACAGCTCTGTTGTTTTGAACAGCTGGATTACCCGAGGGTGTGCCTGCTGGATAGAACCAAACTATCTCATTAAATAAAGAGTTATGTGAACCGTATATAATTTCATTAGATGAATAATTTATTCCTTCATTTGATCCGGTAGTCGTGAATACAAAGTCTTCTACAAGTGATGGAAGTAATTTAACTGTACCATCAAATACAAAGAATCCTCCACCCGCTCCCATCCAAAAT